CTACTTAAAGTTTCATTTTTACCTGAAATTCTAAATCTATAACAAGATGATGTTGGTATTCCTTTGTTTGGGTCGTTTGTTATTTCATTCTCTCCAAATTCGTTGGTAAATACATAATCCAAGTTCATTGGTAATGGTAACACGAATGAACCGGATTCATCAATATCTTCCTGAATTTCAAAACTCTCTAATATAGGTCTATTATTTTCATCTTTTCTTGTTGTAAACCTAATCATCTCAATTACGGCGGGGTATGTGGTTAAATCACATTTTCTACCCATATTACTTTGAGGTCTACATACTTTATTAACCGTATTTTTTCCTTGGTCAGAATATATTGAACCTAAGAAATATGCTTTAGGTTGTACCTTTACACCTTTACTTGAAAGGTCAAAGTCAGTTCTTGTTATACCAATCTCACATAAATCCTCATTACCCCAAAACGGATAAACCTCAATATTTTTATCGAATGAAATTATCTGAGGTAATGTGTCAATATCATTTGATGATTTGTATTTAAATGTGTTTTCAAAACTATCAACACCTCTACCTTGTCTAATGAAATCATCAGGTCTTAATGAGAAACATCCAATATCCGATAAATCCACATCAACATGTATTGTTTGTTGTCCAAGTGGTACACCCCAAATCATGAAGTCACCGGCATCGTTTGTTTTTACAGTATATTTGTAGTATTTTTCATAAACCTCAAGAACTTCTTCTCTTGTTAAAATATCCGTTTGGTCGGGGAATGTCCCGGTTGGTACATGTCCACCGTGTTGTTTTCTTTGTGGTAGTAAATTATATCGATATCCATCATCATTTTTATCACCAACTTGAGAAAACGGATATAATGCGGATATGACAGGGTCGTTTAAATCTTCTTCGGAAACGGGAATAAAAATAGATACTCTAGCATTTGGTATACCAAATCCATTATTTACTGATATTCTACCGCAAACAACACCATAATCCGAACACATAGATGAGTATATGTCGGTCTGTGTAAATTTTAATGATAGGATTTCTAATAAGTCGTAATCTTGTTTAATTTCAACAACAACTTTTTGGTCGTTACCTATATTTGTGGAAATTCTGTGTTTTTGCATTATTTACCTTGTCTCTATATAAATAGAAATTTATCTGTTTTCTATAAAATAAAGAAAAAATAAATTAGAATGTAGTCGTTCCTAAAGTTTTAACCCTAATTTTTACATCTATATTAGGGAATCTAATTTGGAATATTTGATTTGACTTCATGTAAATCGTACTATCGTTCTGTTGTATCTCTTTGGTAACGGAATTTACGTAAGATTGAGCAACCTCAGCAGATGAGTAATCACCACCAATTAGATTGAATACTCTAATATCAATAACGTTAACAACTCCGCTAACCGCACCAATCATTCTATATAAATCACCAACTAATAATGGGTCACCCATTTTTCTTTTTTCGATTGCAAAGTAACTAATAATATCCTCAACTGATGTTTTCACAATTTCGGTTTGGTTACCATTTTTATCTATTACCAAATCAATCTCTAATCCCATATCGATAACTTCACCACTTTGAATGTCAAGGAAATCATTCACCATTCTATATTCAGAAAGATAATCTAAAATATTATTCCTTAATGTAGTAGAAACAGTATCTGTTAAATTACCATTCTCATCATAAGATAATAATTTTATTTTAATCTTATTATCTTCTTCCATTACGTTAACCTTAGCCGGTGCCCCAAATGTTGACGGCATCGTTTCTATTAAAGATTTATAGTCATTTAATGTTACCGCTCTGTTTTGTGCGGCAAAATTATATGCAATCATATTTCTTATTTCTTCAATAGTAGGTTGGTCAGCACCACCAATTGCGGGCGTAACATTCGTAACCACTAATGATTGGGAAACTTGAGAATTTATTGATGAATTGGGACCTAAAATACTAAAATCCACATTATCAACACTTGTAATAACATCAACACCTAAATTTGTATCTTTACCTCCACCAAGTCTATATTTTACGAATAGAGTTGTATTTGCGTTCGGTAAATTTCCTAATGATAAATTATTTAAATAATTGCCAAGACTAGGTTTCATATTACCAGTAATGTAGTTATCCATATTATCTAACGGGTCAACATTACCTGAACCAAATGTTATTGAGAAATAATTCTCCGGAGTATATTCTGTTACAAATTTATTTACAACATCAATGTATGTTCCCGCTTTTAGATTGTCTCTATCAGATGCGGATGTTGGGTCGGGAACAAATATCTTATCTTGTATTAATGATTTTACCTCATACCATTTATTTGTGGTTGCACTTAAAAATTCAGACTCACTAGGATTATTTAAAAAATTAGTTCCATCTTTATGAATTACACCTGTAACACCCAATACGTTTTGTTCGGGTAGATAAATTTTTAAAAATGGTTTTTGGTCAACTTCAGTAATAACTTTTCTAAAAATTCTTGTAACACCATTAACCACCGCTTCTCTTTTTACAATTGAATATGAAATTAATCTATTATTACCATCAAAGTTTGGTATTTTTAATCTATTTGGTTCTCCTCTTTTATTGAATGGATTTGAAAAATCTATCTCATCCATTGTTTCAAATATTTGTCCGCCACCTGATACTTGAGCTCCCGATTTTATTATTCCCAAATATCTCTCATCTTCTTTATCACCTCTAACGGGTACATTTATTGTAAAATCACATAATGCAACTGATGGTCTATTACCAGGTAATCTGATACCATATGTTTTTGCAATATGAAATAGAGATTGTCTTTGTTGAGCAAAATCTAACATTGTTTCTTGCCAAACCCTATCAATATGGAAATGTAAGTTATCAGCAACCGCTGCGTTTAAATCTAAAAGAACAGAATAGATTGATGCGTCATTCGTATTTTTAACTAAATCAGGATAATATTGTTTAGTTAAATTTACCAACTCTTGTCTTAGTCCCGCAAAATCCCTTGTTGCGTATGATATTTTTTTACTCATGTTATATGTTAATAATTATAAAATCAGACGAAGTGAATGGTTCGTTATTTATGTCGTAATCTATTCTTACTTTAGCAGTATAAGGTTTTGTTGAAAAACTTGAAACCCTAAATAATCTTGAGTCCTCATCTTCACTCACACTAACGGACTCGTCTGGGTCTTGGTCAGCAGGAGTAATGGTAATTGATTTGATTTCTAAATTTGGAATGTACTTACTAACGGATGTTCTTATTTCATCCTCAATTTGATTGAATGTAATTTGGTCGTTTGGTTCAAAAATAAACTCATATAGTCTTGTACCAAAATCGGGTAAATAATATCTAGTACCCTTTCTACATAGAATGAGATGTATTAAATTAGCCCTAATCTCCCTTTCGGGTATTTCCGTCATATTCAGAAAATCACCCACGGGACTTTGTCTAAATGGAAAATCTATACCATATTTTGATGCCATACCAATAAATATAAACAAAGATAAAATAGTAATAAATGAGAAAAATCGGAATTACCGATTCTAAACAACCTTAATTAAATTTTTAATTCTGTTTAGTTGTTCGTTTAGTTCCACATCTTTATGTGTAAACTTAGCACCTAAATCGGTTTTTAATGACGGTTTATAGGTTGATTCGGGGTGTAATTGTTTCATTTTCTTTATTAACATTGAACCAAAACCTTCCCTACGTCTATTTGGTCTTACTAAAATGTCACTAACCGTAATCTCATTATCATAAATAACAAAGGAAACATACCCGACTATCTCATCGTCTTCGTAAATACCCAATTCATAGTTGTTTTGACCATCATAATAGTCCAGATGTTCTTCTTCAAATCTTATTTTTCCCATTATTAATAAATATCATTAAATAAAAAAATCGAGGAGATTAGTCCTCGATTAGTATTTGATATTCACCCCCTGTATTTTCAAATTTAGATGCTTGAGGTCGGCCTCGAACCATTAAGGGAGTCACCTAATTTCTTTTTATAAGGACAATGTCTACATCCGGAATTACAACAAAATCCTCGTTTTAAATGAAACTCCTCAGTAAAAACATATTTACCGTCCTCAATATAAAAATCATTACTGATATTTTGTGTTGAGTCCCCATTTAAATCCGTTAATTTCTTCTTTTGAAGATTTGCTTTTTTCATTTTGTTCTGAAACTTTATTACATAAAAAAATATACATTTCTTGAGGAAATGAATTTTTCATTACATTTATGTGTTTGTGTACCCATTGGACATTACCTTTAATGTAGCCTATTTCGCTATTTATTCTATCTAAAGATGCGGTATAGGTTCTATCTCTCCATGTTTTTGGTAGGGTTATTTCTAATCCAGATAAAATACATTTACCATTTTGTTTAATATATAAGTCATTTATATATTCTTTAGTTATGTTAACTTCTAAATTGGTTCTTTTTTGTCTGGTCTTAATTCCTGAATGTATAATTTTATACCACATATCTCCCGATACTCCATTTACTTTATTCTTACAACCGCAAGAAATTATTTTTTTATATCTAAGATGTGTTCCAAAAACTTCTTTATTGTTACCACATTCACATTCACATAAAAATTTTATATGTCCATTTTTATTTTTACTAATTTCTTTAATAACGGTAAGTTTACCAAATTTTTTACCAACAATTTCAATCTTTCTCATATTTCACAATTGTTTATCATAACAATAAATATGTGTGAAATAAAAAAAGAGATATTTCTATCTCTTTTTCTTAATAATTTATTTTTATTACTTTATTTCACAACCTAAAGCTCCACATGCAATTTCACCACTTAAATCTGTATCGTCTTGATGTTCAATAACTTTACTTAAATCGATTGAATGTAATTTAGAAAACATTCTATTGTATGTTTCTTCGTCACAATCTTCAAATGGTGCTTGAATATATGTTCCACCATCATGTGGTAATACTGACAATCCGTTGTAGTAATCTCTATTTTCCCACATCCATTCACCAGCCAATTCCCAATCTTCAGGTTTTAAACTAATCGTTGCCGATACATTGTGTGAATTTGAACCACTTCTATGACCCGGTTTAACCCATTCTTGTGTTACTTTTTTAACACGTTCCAAAAGTTGGAAAGGTGACTCGGTTCTTAAAATTGCTCCTTGTGGTGCCTTTTGTGGAACTGAAATAACTGCGGTATCATGTGGACGGAAATATTCATCCTCAACCAATTCAGGGTGATTATTTTTAAAGAAATCATATATCGACTCATTCTTTCCAACACGAATTCTACGAATGTAATAATCGTTATGCCAAGCGTGAATACCCGAAGATGTTCCAAGTGTTAACGATGTTGTTCCGGCAGGTTTTACAGTAGTAGTACGAGCCGATTTATTGATACCGATTAATTCAGCAACTCTTGTATTTTCTTCTTTAACAATTTTTGCTGATTCTTTCATATTGTACCCTAATACAACACCAGAACCAATACCCGTCATTGATACACCAATTAATGCATCTTTTTCTGTTGTACGTTTCCAAACATCTCTTAAATAATGAAAGTCAGTATAACCAGCTTGTAGTGTTCCAATGAACGCCGCAGCTCTAACACGATTATTTAAATCTTCTTGTGATTCAATGTCTGAAACATTTACCTCACATAAGTTACAGAATTGATTTGGTCTCAATGCAATTTCACAACATGGATTTGTTCCCCAATCTTTATCATTTGTTAAATAAATTCCAGGTTCACCAGCTCCCGATGCCTCAACACGTTTCCATAACTCTATGAAGAATTCTTTAGTGATTTTATGTCTAACAAGAACAGCCGAATTATTCGCTCTACCACGTTGTGCGTTTTGTTCCCACCATGCACCTGATTTACACGCAATCATTTCATGGTCATCGGCTGAGAATAATGAAATCAATGCCGCTCTTCTAATACCACCCGCCAATACAGCATCCGCAATATGACAAACCATATCATGAACCTCAATTGGGGTTAGTCTATCACCATCTTCTTTAGCACTTAACATACCTTGTAATTTGTGAAGACAATCTTTTAATGGTTGAGGGCCCGGAGCTTTACCACCTGATGTTACTAATTGAGCACCTTTTGGTCTAATATCCGAAAAATCAAATTCAGGAGTTGATAATTGTTCTCCAAAGTATGATTTCATTAATACTTTAATTGCATCTGCCCAACCTTCGATTGAATCACCAATTAAGAATCTTCTTGTTCTATTTGGATTTGGTTTTCTGATTTCAGGTAATTTTTCTACGTGATGTTTTTGTACTGAATACCCAACACCTGTTCCACCTAACAATAAAAACATTGACTCAGAAAATGCTGCAAGGTCATCAATTGGTAAGTAAGCACAGTTATAAATTCTATTTGGAGAAATCTCAATTGGTTTACCTCCAAATTGCATCGACCTCATTGATGGTAAAACTTTTTTATCATAAACATATTGGTAAACATCTTTAATTTCCTTTTTTAATTTAGGGAATTTTTTAATGTGCATGTTCATATTTCTTGTCACTAATTCGTCCCAAGTTTCTCTTCTCTGTAATTCGGGAACATATTTAGCGTACTTCATGTATACTGTTAAATCCGATAATATTTTTTGCGATTCGTCCATACTAATTAATTGTATTTTTGTTTTGTTTTTTTATTTTACTTTTTTTTTAATTTTCACGATTCAAGACCTTTTGTCTTTTCATAAACGCATCTTTAGCTCGTGTAGCATTGTCTTTCTGAACATCTTCTTTATGACCAAGTAATGTACTTTGAGATTCTGTATTAATAATTAAATATCTATTATCAAAAGTACAGTTCTGCCAAATTACACCATCTTGACCAATTCTAGACTTTAATAAAGTCATGGTTGCCAAGTTATGTTCCTTTTGTTCTAAAGTTTTACCAACCGATAAAACAACGTGACCAATTTGAGCCTTCTTAATTGAACCGCCCATTTGGTCAGTAGTAACAACTTCCGATGATATCGAATCCCTGTTACCTTGAGTTGCCGTCCATATGGCGATATCAAACTCACTTGTCATCGATTCAAGACTTCTCATAATAGAACCCTCACCTTTCCATTCATCACCATTTACTGACCTTTCAGGTGTTATACAATCAACATAGTCAATAACTAAAAGGTCAATCTTTTTACCGTCAGAAATGTGTTTTCTAATTCTTGTTTTGATTTCAGAAATAGTAACAGAATCACTTGGTAATTTTACAATACTCAAAGAACCGGTACATCTAGACCTAACCTCTTC